CACAAGCAAAGCCTCGCGCTCGGAGCGCACCGAGAACGGCGCTATCCAGAACGACCACCCGACAGTCAAACCGGGCGACCTCATGGAGTGGCTTATCAAACTCGTCACCCGCGAGGGGCAAGTCGTACTGGACCCGTTCGCCGGGAGCGGGACGACGTGTAAGGCGGCGAAAGGCCTTGGGCGGCGGTTCATCGGGATCGAGCGGCAGGCGAAGTACGCCGACGTGGCACGCGTCCGCTGTGGCCTGACGCCCGACGACCCGAGCTCGGTGCGCGAGGACGACGTCGTCGGACTCGAAGCCTTCGCCGACGACTGACACCGAAGTACCACCGTGGCACAAAAACTAAGTACCGCCGTGGCGTACGTACTGATAACGAAACCGCGCGAGCGGCCGATCCGTCTTCGCAGGACGGAGCGGAGTGTGACAACCCGGAGAGACGGGGGCCGACGGTACTTTTGCGCCATGACCGACGCTTACCAGGAACACCTGCTCAACGCGACCGACGTCTGCATGAACTGCCTGCGGATCATCCGCGTTGAGCGCGTGGATCCCTCGCGTGGCGGGATGATACGCGAGTACGAGTCGCACTACGAGCGCCACCCGAACAACACCGAGGTGGCGTACGGGCCGTGCGACTCCGTCTCGAACGCGAAAGGCGTTTTCTGCGACCGCTGCGGGACCGAGGGCGCACACGACCGCATCTGGGAGAGCGAGGACGTCGACGACGAGCGGTTCGGCGAGCTCGTCAAGCAGGCGATCGCGACGCTCGACTACAAGGGCGTGAGCATCCAGCCGCGGGACTTCGCGGCGCACGCGCTCCAGCACAGACGGGACGAGGCGACGGTTGACGAGGCGCTCGGTGCGGCCACGGAGGCCGCGATCGTGGCACAGGCGGCCCGAACTGGGTCCGAGAAACCGGAGCGAGTCTAGATGGACTGGGACCTCACCGAGCGACAGCGTGATGTCGTCGAACTCCTGCCGGCGCGGACGGCGGAGATCGCGGACGCGATGGACGTCGCCCCGACGACGGTCGAGGGTTACCGGAGCCGGCTCAAAGACCGGGGCGTCCCGCTGGCGTTCGACGACGAGACGAACGAGTGGTTCATCGACGGGACGGAGGACGGTCTTAACCAACAGACGGGCGACGATGCCGGCGATGTGTTGGTTAACGAGGACACACCGTGCATCGACCTCGGCGCCGTCGACGTCGACCCCGACGCGGATCCGACGCCGGACGACCTCACCGACCGCGAGCGCGTCGTCGTCTCCGAGCTGGAGACGGGAGCGACCGTCGGCGAGCTGGCGGAGCGCCTGAACGAGCGCGAGTCCATCGTCACGGAGCACATCCGCGACCTGAAGCGCTCCGGCTGGCAGGTGTACGTCGACGAGACGGCGGGCCACGTCGGTATCGAGGGCGACCAACCCCTGCGTTCGTCGGAGCACAAGGGCACGCGCACGCGGAAGGCGAACAAGTGGTGGGAACTTCGCCACAACGCGCTCGTGCGCGAGTTCCGCTCGTTGGAGACGCCCGAGGCGTCGTATCACGAGACGTCGGGCGAGGAAGACTGGGTGACGCACGTCACGGACCTCCACGCGGGCGACCTCGTCCGCGATGACGACGGCGAGGTGGTGTATTCGACGGACGCGATCCCGGACATCGTCGACTACATCACGGAGCAGTCGCTGGCGCTCGCCGACAAACACGCGAGCACGTACGATACGGCGCACCTGCTGTGGGGCGGCGACTTCGTGACGAACGAGGGCATCTACGAGGGGCAGTACGAGGACCTCGACGCGTGGCTTGACGAACAGCACGAGAGCCTGATCGACCCGCTGGTTCGGCAGATCAAGGCGTTCTCCGAGCGGTTCCCACGAGTCAACGTCGTGTGTCAGGTCGGGAACCACGGCAAGAACCGCGCGAGCGGGACGTCGTCGCAGGCGAACGCGGATCTCATCTTGTATAAGTCGATCCGCAACGTCATCGCGCAACTCCAAGACCACGCGGACATCCTCTCGAACGTCTCCTTTGACATCGGCGAGGCCCGCGCGTACAAGAACTTCGAGATGCGCGATGGGGCGATCCGCGGCCACCTGCGGCACGGACAGCATCGACGCCCACAGGCGGAGACGTCGGCGCGGGATAAGGAGTGGACGAAGACGCTGCTCGACCACGACTTCGACGTCGCGTACATGGGCCACTACCACGTCAGCGGACGTATCCCGTGGGACGGCCCGCCGATCCTCGCGTCGCCGAGCCCGAAGCCCGCTGGCGAGTTCGTCGAGAACATCGGCGGGCGCGTGCCGGGCGGTGAGCAGGGCGTCGCGACCGCGCACGGCGTCAGCGACGACGGGCTGACGGGCGTGTTCCCGATCGACATGAGGAAGTACGCATGATGCACCAGAACCCGACGGCGAGTCGGAAGTTCGACGCCGACGGCGTCCGCGTGTTCACCACTGACGGCGAGACGCGCGAAGACGACGCGCTGGCGTTTTACGACCCGGCAGAATCGACCGCGTGGCTGACGATGACCGACCCGGTCGACGTCCGGGACTACCGATGAACAGTGACTCATGAGCGACGCGAAACGAACGATCTCGCGGACATCGCCCCGGCCGTGGTGGGTGGGCGACCAAGCGATCGAAGAGCACAAGCGCGCCATCCAGGCCGGCGACCGGAGTGATCCTCGTGTGAAACGGACGCTAACCATCCTCCGGTCGTTGCTCGTCAACGCCGGGATCATCGGGCTCGCTGTCTACGGGTTGGCGCTCGGTGGGGACGTGACGTGGATCACGGTCTTCGGTCTCGCCGTGCTCGCCGCGTACAACGGCATCGAGGCGACGGAGTTGATGGCCTTCCTCCAGGCGTATCAGGAGGTTCAGGAGATGACCAACAGCGATGAGTAACGACCTGACTGACATCCCGAACGTCGGCCCGTCGCGAGCGGAGACGTTGCGCGAGGCCGGCTTCGAGACGAAGGCCGAGGTCGAGGCCGCCTCGAAAGAGGAGCTCGCCGAGGTCAACGGGATCGGCTCCACGACGGCCGCCGCGATCGAGGCGGGGGAGTTGGCTCCGGCGCACGACAAGACGCGTCTCCCGGAGAAGCGCGAGGCGCTGCTTGAGGCGGCCTCGATCCCGCAGACGAAGACGGACGTCGCGAAGGCGGCCGGGATGACGCGCCGCGGGCTCAACAAGTACCTCAACCAGAACGAGGAGTTCGCCGAGGAGTTCCGCCAGCGCCGGGCGAAGGCGTCGGGGGAGTTGATCCGCCGCGGGCTCGAAGACGACCCGGCCGTCGACATCCAGTTCGCGAAGTTCCTTCTCGAACGGAGCTTCGGCTACAACAAGACGGAGAACCTCAACGTCGACGCCGATAACACGCACCGGCTGGAGGGTGACGGGTTCGCTGTCAACTTCGGCGCGAGCGAGGACACATGAAAGCCGCGACGGTCGACCTTGACTGGACGCCCCACCCCGGACAGCGCGGCGTTCTCGACTCGGACGCCCGGTTCCGGATCGTCGGCTGCGGTCGCCGGTGGGGAAAGACCGAGATGTCGGCGCACGAGGCGTTTCGGCGGCTCGGCGACCCGGACACACTCGTGTGGTGGGTCGCACCGACGTACGACATCGCCGACATCGGCTTCGACGCCGTCGACGACGTCATCCCGGCGCCGCTGCGCGAGGGCGAGCCGAAGCGGACGAAGCCGAAAGCGATCGACCTTGTCAACGGCTCGCGGATCTCGTTCCGGTCGGCGGACCGTGAGGACTCGCTGCGCGGCGAGGGTATCGACCTGCTCATCCTCGACGAGGCGGCGATGATCCCGGATCGGGCGTGGCAGAAGGAGCTCCGCCCGACGCTGACGGACACGCTCGGCGACATGGTCGCGATCTCGACGCCGAAAGGGCGCAACTGGTTTTTCGAGTGGTTCCAACGCGGAAACTCGGAAGACGACCCCGACGTCGAATCGTGGCAGTCGCCGACGGGCGATAACCCGCACATCCCACCCGAGGAGATCGACGCGGCGAAGCGCGAGCTCCCGTCGCACGTCTTCGAGCAGGAGTACCTCGCCGAGTTCAAAGACGAGTCGGGCGGCGTGTTCACGCAGCTGGACGAGCGGATCTTCACCGCCGAGTACGACCTCGACGACTACGCGGGCGAGGGGCCGTACGCACACGGGTGGGACCTTGCGCGACACCAGGACTACCTCGTCGGCATCGTCGTCGACTCGCAGGGGCGCGTCGTCCACTTCGAGCGGACGCAAAACGAGTCGTGGCCGCAGATTCAGAACCGGATCGAATCGGCGGCCGCCGAGTACGACGGGATCGTCGCGATCGACGCCTCGCGGGACAACAAGATCGTGGCCGACCTCGCCGACGCCGGCCTCGCCATCGAGCCGGTGAAGTTCTCGCCGAAGCGGAAGCGCGAGCTCATCGAGGACCTCATCGCGCGCGTCGAGGCGGGCGAACTGACGGCGCCGGAGATCCCGCAACTCCACCACGAGATGGGCGTCTTCGAGTACGAGGTGAAGCCGAGCGGGACGGTGCGGTACGACGCGCCCGAGGGCTTCCACGACGACACCGTCGACGCGCTCGCGCTGGCGTCGTCGCAACTGGACCGCCTCGGCGCGCGACGTCGGCGGACGGACTCGTCGACCGGGAGCGGTTCGGAGCTGATCACGTAACCATGTCACGAGAGAAACACGCCATCGCCGGGGGCACGGAGTTCGTCAAGGAAGTCCGCGACGAGGGCGACGACGACGAGGAGGACAACGACGATGAGTGACGAGGACACCTCGGCGATCAAGTCCTCGCTCGTCGGGCTCCAGAAGGCGACCGACGGCGTCGAGTCGGACCAGCTCAACGAGCGGAACATCGGCATCACGGTCGGCTCGGGGCTGTCGCCGCCGTACCCCCCGGGACGTCTCGCGGCGCTGCAAGAGTTGAACGGCACACACGCCGTGTGCGT